GCCAAGTTGCACACTGACATAACTGCCGTTCAGATGGCGTATGATTTGTTGTTCCCTGGAAATTCATTGAAGCATCCTACGGTAGAGCAGATGCAGGCTGAGGTGGGCGATTATCAGTTCATCGTTGACACTGATACGTTTTCGGTTTCCACGTCGGCATTCTTCGCTGAGACGTCAGGCCTACGCGTCGCGCGGTCGCGATTGCGTACCACCATTGGGGCGGATCTTATGCAGTCGTGCAGGTCGCTAATGGGTTCGCTCATTAAGCGTAATTTCAATAGACCTCGACCGGAGAAATCATCTGATAGGCGTAAGTACGCGATGGAGGTGTATGCTCGCGTTACGAATCAGTTTGGAGTCGCTGCTCACCGCAACTTGGAGGCTTTCTATGCAATGCACCCGATCGGGATCAACGACGAAACGGTTGGGGTGTGGCAACAGAAGCATACTGATGAGGAGATTTTGGCAGCCGCGAAATTATTGCGCACGGATCCTGAACCGGATAGGTTTAACGTGATGCCTAAGGGTCAGGCGAAGCCAAAGTTGTCTCTGGAGGCTCAGGGGGAAGTCGCGGTCGGCCAGACAGTTGTCTTCCATGCCAAGGACATGATATCGCTGACAGTTGGGTTGTTTGTTATGGTAATAACTCGACTACTGGCGATGTTCCCGCCCTCCATTAGGTTTGCGTTTGGGGCGGACGAACATACCTCGGGTCAATGGGCAGACCAGTATCTGGGTTTGCCTGATACTTATGTATACGAAGCCGACATGCCGAAGTTTGATAAAACGCATGATTGGCAGTGTTTTGAAATGGTTTTGGTCGTTTTGGAGGCCATGGGCGTGGACAAACGCGTTGTAGCCATGTGGCGTAAGGCGTCAGCTGGCGGCACGGTATTCTCCGCAACGTTTAACATGGTGTTCACTATGATGTTTGGGAACCGTAGCGGTTGGGCTGGTACGATTGCCGTCAATTGCATAGTTCTCATGTTCATGTTCCTATCGGAGTTTCACGACACGGGGATAATAGCGCTGATCATTAAGGGCGACGATAGTGTTTTGGTCACTAAGCGCCCGCTTACGGACGTTCACAAGGAGCGTTTGTATCATAGGTGGGGTTTTACGATGAAGTTGCGTAATCGCACGCAAACAATCGGGTTTTGTTCATCGTTCTTTGTTCACGATTCAGAGGGAAAATTTCAGCTAGTCAGAGATCCCGTTCGGGTTATCGAAAAACTGGGTCGCGACATTAGCGTGGACAGACCAGCTTCGTATTTTTTGGATTACTATGCGTCACTGGTTGATACAGCTTTGCAATACCATGACGGCGGGGTGGCGGCTAGCCTACAGACCGCGGTGTCGGACTACTATGGCATTACGGTTGACGTGGGTACCATGATATCGTTCATAAAATACGTCGCGTCCTCCCCTTCTACGCTGTTGAGGACGTTGTATGGGTTTACCGACCGTCAGTTGCGGCAGGTCAGGGATATTGATGCTGCACATGAGGCGCTGGTGCGACGCCGCTCAACGGGTTTCGCAAAGGCCTCAACCGTGTTTGACGAGCAACCTGATATGCGCAAGTCGTTCCTGCGTTCTGCCAAGCTTGCGCTTGACTGGGTTACGGCAGCGTCGGATGACGTTGATTTGCGTCCGGGCGGGACTAGATCCTTGCCGGCGTTTGATTCGCGTTCGCAAATCGGTCCTTTTATTACTGAGGGTCGCCGACCTACCGGTTGGAGCGGTTCGGTGATTGAAGTTTCTCGCGATGCGGGAAATGAATTTGAAATTTCTGTTTAGTTGGTACTTGGAAGTTTGTGAAATAAAAAAAAAAAAAAAAAAAAAGAGCGAAAGA